AAGTGTGTGGGGGCCACAATCATTGAAGATGCTTCTGGTACTTCTTTGGGTAATAAGTTCCGTTTGGATTGGCTCGGTTCATGTGAAACGCTTATCTGTGACAAAGAGGAAACAACCCTTATAGGCATTAAAGACATATCTGAGCATGTAAAAGAGCTGGAAGAAGATGGTAGTAATGACTCTAAACTTCGTCTATCTTGGCTCACCACTAAAACGGCTATTCTAAAATTAGGTGCTAAGAGTGAAACAGAGTTAAGTTATCTTTTACTCAAAGCAGAGGATGCCATTTTCTCTAGTCGGTCTGCTTTAAAGAATGGTGTGGTTTCGGGAGGGGGACTCACGCTTGCTCAAGCGGCAAGAACTCTTCCTGATACAATAGGGGGAAACATATTAAAAAAGGCATTGGCTGCTCCTATGCGTCAAATATGTTCTAATGCTGGTGTAATTCCCCCAGAAGATATGGCTACAATGGAAATATGGGATAGGCCAGGAATTGGTTTTAATGCACAAACAGGTCATTGGGTAAATCTTATAGATGCTGGCATTATAGACTCATCAGCAGTTGTACTTGGAGCTATAAGAAACGCTCTTGGCATAGCTTCAACTCTCATAACAATCTCTTCAGCAATAATCCTCCCTCCTAAATCATCAGAAGAATTAGCAAATCAGAATGTAATGCGTCCAGCGCACTTTGGATAATATGCACTTCTACACTCGCTGCCCAAATTGCAGAAAGAAAAGACTCTACATAAAGCACTGGTCATATACCGTTCCCTCAATCTCAGCATTCCCCATCACAAGCGATACGGAGTGTTGCCACTCATGTTTCTTAAAGATTAAGCTATTAACAATTAACCAGTGGGCTATCAGACATTATTTAAAGTATGGTATATTTAAACTAGTAAACACATGGAAAAATCTAATCAAATAAGGCTTGCAAAACATATCTTTCGTCTATTAAAAGTGGATGAAATTATTATTCCTATTGGCCGCACAAATAAAGGCAATTTAGGAATCAAGTTCTCAGAGAACAACGAGGACTATGAAATAATGCTGGACTCTATTCCTCTTTCAACTAAAGACTTCCTTGCAGACGAGAACAACATAGAGTTAAAGAAGATGTTGGATAAGTATTTGTTTGAGGAGAAGAAAGACGATAAGTATTTAACCCATAATCACAGTGATGTGGATAGTTCTGTTATAAAGGCTCCTGCTACTACGACAGAAACATTAGTTCCTAAACATGAAAAATCCTCTGGTATGGATACAGAGTTAGATGCTAAGATATTGGCTCCTAAACGCCGTGGTCGCCCAGCAGGTGCAAAGAATAAAGTAAAATAACATGTGGTCTAAGGTATGGGGATATGCCCAAAGAGCAATAATGATTGATTTAGTTCTCAGAGATAATACATGGCACGTACAATCACCAAAAAACAAAAAGATTTCGCAAAATCATACCTTGAAACAGGTAGAGGTAATCTCGCAGTTATTGAAGCAGGATATGAAGTCTCAACAGATGAGTCTGCACGAGCAATAGCTTCACAAAACTTAACTAAGCCTAATGTAATAGCTTACTTAGAATCTAAGGCAGAAAAGGCCGCTGAGTTTGTATATAAACTAGCAGAATCAGGTGAGAATGAGAATGTAAGGCTAGGTGCATCTAAGGATATACTTGATAGAGCTGGATTTAAACCAGTTGAAAAGTCTTTGAATGTGAACGCAAATGTAGAAGTTGCCCCCAATGATAATTTAAAAGAATTGGCAAATGCTCTCCTTCTCCAACAAAGACTTACTTGATGCCGCAGAGCTTTATCCATCATTGTGGGTAGCAAAGCATGAGATAAAGACTGAAAACGGTTTACCTATTGAATTCAAGAAGCGCAAGTTTCTCATAGATATTTATAACGACCTTTCACCATTACAGGTATGGTTGAAACCTCCACAGATAGGTGCAACTGTAGCTCAAACCTTGAAGAGCTTTTATGTAGCAAAGAAGTTCAATCGGCAAATCATCTATACACTTCCAACACAAGGAGATGTGCAGGATATGGTAGGTGGTTCAATCAACCGTATCATTGCTCAAAATCCTGTATTGATGAGTTGGGTAAAAGACCATGACACCGTGGAACAAAAGCAAGTGGGTGACTCGATGATTTTCTATCGTGGTACGTTCACTACAAAACAAGCAATGATGATTCCGTCAGGCTTGAACATACATGACGAAGTGGATGCTTCTAATGCAGATGTTATTACTCAATATGAAAATCGCCTTCAGGCACAAGAGGATGGTGGTTGGCGGTGGTATTTCTCTCATCCCTCACTATCCGGCCACGGTGTAGATATTTACTGGGAACAAAGTGATAAGAAAGAATGGGTTATCACTTGCCCTAGTTGTCAGCATAAATTCATTATGGAATGGCCGCGTAATGTCTCAAGAGAGAAAGAGGCTTATGTATGTCATAAATGTGAGGCTGAGTTGTCTAATGAAGCTAGAATAAACGGTGAGTGGAAGAAGACCGCTAACGGTGAGTACAGTGGCTACCATGTGTCCCAACTCATGCTCTATAACAAAAGTGCAAAGAGTATATTAGATGCCTTTGACGACCCGATGAAGAACGAGCAATATTTCTATAACTATGTTTTAGGGCTTCCCTACGTAGGCAGTGAGAACAAAATAACCTCTGATGTAGTTCTAAAGAACGTAGTACCAGAGATAAACGAACAAGGAGATAGGATTATCATAGGCGTGGACACAGGGCTTCCCATACACCTTACCTGTATGAACAAACAGGGAGTCTTTTATTATAAGGCGTTGGGTGCGCCAAGTGCCTCCTACGACCCCTACGATGAGCTAGAAGGGCTGTTAAAGCGTTGGAACACCTCAATCATCATTGCTGACCAAGGAGGTGATTTGATAGGCATTAGAAAGCTACAAGCAAAGTATCCCGGGCGTGTCTACTTAGTCTTTTATCGTAAAGACCGTAAGTCAAAGGAGATGGTAGAATGGGGAGAGAAAGATGAACAAGGAACTGTGAGAGTAGACCGTAATCAGTACTTCCAATGGATGGTTGAGCAACTAAGAGACACAGGCCGTATAAGACTCAATGGTAAGCCCGAGGAATGGACTGATTGGGCAAAGCAGTTTGATAACGTCTATAGGGAGATTAAGGTAGCGTTGGATAAGCCAGGTAAGGATGTGGCTACTAACTACGGTGCAGAGTTGATATGGAAGCGTAATGGCCCCGACCACTTCTGTCATACCTTACTCTATGCCCTTATAGGCTTAGAACGCTACGGAACAGCCACGGCTATGTTTATCAAGAAGAATGACGATGTTCATTTTCCAATGGCTTCGAGGATGAACAACACAATGCCAGCTAGGAGAGTGTTGGGTAAAAAGATTACGGGCTACGTTGATTTCTAACATGATAGAAGTAATCCCCCTTATCCCAGTAGAATTAACGCCTGATGTGGCTATTAAGCTCCGCTTTATGATGGAATCGGGGGTATTCGATGTGAAGGGAGGTAATGTAGTCTTATCTTTTGATGCCAATGGGCAACTTAAAACGATTAAAAGGGAATTATTCTCTCACAATACTTATCCACAGGGGAACACTTTGTAGTTAATGTAAAACACATGGTAGAATAGCAAGGCAGAAATAGTCTAACCTTAACACAAGGGGACAGCACCGAAAGGTCTGTCTCTTTTTGTTTATTAAATCCAGCACCGCAGAACACACAAATATGTACAACAAAGTCTGGTGTGCTGAATTGAGTAAATAATATATGCCTAACGGAGATGCTTTTGACCAAAATATTCTAGGAGCGTTATCGCTCGTTAACGACGATACCAATAAAACCTCCATGCTTCACGAGGTTGAAGAGGGTATTGCTGATGATTATGAAGACCTATTGGAGCTTCCGATGAGCGATGAGGAGTTGCTTGACCTCCGAGATGAGTACGAGAACAAAAACAACGGCTATTACCCAAAGATAAAGACCCGTCAGCAGAGGAATAAACTGTATCTCAAAGGCACACAGCGTAACTACACTTCACAAGAACACCGCGTAGTTCCTAAGAACCTACTCTTTGAGGCTACAGCTACTTTTGTACCTGCTTCACTTGCAGAGAACCCTGAACCTGTTGTGTTTAGTGATAATACTGATGAGGGTAAAGCGGCCTCAAATGACCTAAAGACCATGCTTCAGTATCACGCTGATACACTTGGTATGCGCCAGAAGCTCGGCGTAATGGTATGGCAATGGTCGGAGTACTTCATAGGTGCCGTTAAACACGGCTGGGAGCCTCTTATAGACCCGATAACAGGTGAAGATAAGGGAGATATTACAACGGAGCTTAGGAAGCCTCAGAACCTTGTTTTAGACCCTGATGGCTATGTAGATGAGTTTGGAGACTTTCATGGTTGGATTGGAGACAGGATAGAAAAGCAAGCCAAATGGTTTATTGAGAAATATCCAAAACATAAGACATACATAACGCTTAAAGTAAACGACAAGCTCGGTACTTTAATTACCGCTACTGAGTGGTGGAATGATGAGTATTGTTTTACTACCTTTCAAGATGTTGTGTTGGATAAGCACAAAAACGAGTTCTTTAACTATGATGATAAATCAAATACTGGCCTCCCAGTAGTCAACCACTTTGCCGCACCTAAGAAGCCTTACACGTTCCTCTCAGTCTTCTCTCTTCAAGAAGAGCCGTATGACTTCACTAACCTTATCGAACAGAACATCGCTAACCAAGACAGGATAAATGACCGTGATGAGCAGATAACTAAGAACTTAGCTTCGGGCAACAATGCTATAGCAATCTCAGGTCAATCATTTACTTCAGAGACCGCAGACCAAGCGGTGGCTACGTTCTACCAAGAGGGCATGCTCCTTATCCCTGACGGCAATATGGAAGCTGTTAAACGCATCCCAGCCTCGGCCCTACCTAGTGGCATTTTAGAGACCCAGCAGAGTGATATGGATGCTCTCCGTTCTATCTACGGTACTTCTGGCCTTATCCCAAGTAATAACCCTGATGAAGCGGTACGGAACAACATTTTAGATACTGAGCACGACTCAAGCCGTATCGGAGGTGGTGTAGGAGATAGATTGGAAATAACCGCTAAGAATATCTTTAATTGGTGGACTCAACTATATGCTGTCTTTTATGACATGCCGCACTACGGTGCAATTATGGGTAACGCTTCCGCGGTGGAGTATGTATCTCTCTCAGCACAGAACTTGCAAAGGAAGTTTGTGGTTACGGTGTCTCCTAACTCAATGGCTCCCAAGGATGAGTCAGCAGAACGCCAGCAAGCTCTACAGTTGGCACAGGAAGGCTTCCTCGACCCTATCAACCTCTTTAAGGCTCTTAATGACCCTGACCCTGTTAATACAGCAAAGATGGTTACTTTGTTCCGTACTAATCCTCAAGCATATCTCCAGCAATTCTTCCCAGAACAAGCCGCCATGATGCAACCTCAGATGGGTCAACCACAAGGAGCACCCCAACCACAAGGTGGTGGTCAACCGCAACCGCAGGGAAGTAGCCCACCAAGTTTAGGAGCACCGCAAGCTAGTAGTTCACTTTCAAATGTACCCATTAATCAGATAGCAACACCATGACACCCTTCAGTACAGCATTAAACGTAGCAGGAGGCATGAAACAAAGTACTCCTAATGCAATCTTCCCTAAGCCACAAGTTCAATCAAAGGTCGTACAACCAACAGTTCCCGCAAGTTCATTCAAAAAGAAAAGCAACGTAGTAACTAAACAAGTAAGCGACTACGGCAAAGCAATGAATCAAGCAATTAAAAACACTAATAGTTATTAACATGAGTTCACACGAAAAGGCTCTAGAGAAAGCCAAAAAACATTCTCACAAGAAAGGTAAAGACGGTAAGTGCGAAGTGTGCAACATGGCCATGGGCGATGAAGGAAAGGTCGACGACAAAGGCAAGAATCCCAAGAAGGAGTTCGGGGCAAAGAATAACGACTCGCAAGAGGATTAAATTATATGGCACTAGGAAAAGACGGAGTAGATTGGAAGGCAATAAAGAAAGACCAAAAGGCGATAGATAAATTGCCTAATCGTGGAAGAGCTTCTTCCCACGAAAAAGCCCTCGGTAACGTACTCAAGGGAAAGAATATAGAAGGGAAGAAGAAGTAATTAAAAACTAACAGTAAA